GGCTTTACCGCTTACGACATTAATAAAGTGTTCGCCTATCGTAGTAAATTCAGATTCACATTTAGGCAATTGGCTTATAGGTCTTAATGAAGGATCAATATAGCCCCACGATGCGGAACAATACCCTGAACCACAAGATCCTACCTGATTCACACCTATGAAAAAGAACATCTCATTACTAGGTGATTGAACTACAACATATAAAAAGTCCTTACCCGCATCGTGTCCAGCGTAGTTTTCTTGTTTCTCATTAATCTGCTCAAGCAGTTTAATTACTCTGAATTCTTCCATCTTATGCCTCCTTTCTTCTTTGAATACCACGCCAAGTGCCGTAGTATATTGACATTATTAGTAGTGAATAACCTGGCACACCGATAGTCATTTGTACTTGGTCCGGTGCATCCGCCATTGCTGTCATCATTGATACAAAGATTAGCAATGCTGTCGTGAGGTATAGAAATGCCTCAAATGTTTCTGATAATAGTAAACGTTTCATTTTATTTTGATTTTTAGTTGTTACATAAGATCATCGTTAGCCACAATTCTGAATCCTGAATGGATTTGACCAAAACTTTTGACCATCCAAATCAAGTAAGAACTCGGCTTTATCTTCATCCCACTTTACAACCGTATGTTCACCGCATTGAGGTTTAACATAGTAAACTGTTTTTCCAACTAAAGAACTGTGGCTAACAGCACCTAACCGCAATAAATTATCACGGTATTCATCGGCTGTAAAGTTTTCAAAGTTTGTGGTTTCTATATTCATCTCTGTTGTTTTTAAAGTAATTTACTGCGGTTAGCTGCGAACCGTTATATTCAATATCAAAAATTTTATGAGTTTATTATTTCAAAATGTTCCATGAATCTATTTTCATCAAATCCAGTTGAATTTTCTTTTCCGTGTTTAGGATGAATAACTGAATATATTCTACCTAAGAAAGATTCCGTTTCATCATATTCATAAACTTCTCCCTTTTCAAAAGAAAATTGTCCACCATTTATCTTTGAATCTTTATCAAAAGAATCATCAATCATAAACCAAGAAGATTCTTTAATACATTTACATTTTTTCATAGGTATAAAATTTTTGATACTAAATATAACAACAAATATAAGAAATAAATTTTGATTTATCTAATTTTTTTGGAAAAATTTACTTCTCATATTTGCAATCGTTAGCAGTAATACTACATTCCATCTCCGAATGAAGTTACTACGTTAAATTCTTTTCCTTTTCTTTTTTCTCCCACCCACTATTAAGATTATCTTTTGGGTAAGGTATTATTTTATGTTTCAATTCGTTTGTTATTTTCTTACGGTCTTTTTTGTGAAGAATGTAAAGATACCTATGTTTCTTCTTCATTTCAATCCGTTCATAGTTCGGGTCAATTTTAATTAGTTCATCTGTTTTAATTGTTCCATACAAAGCAACAACACTTCTTGGGTGCATAACTTCTCCATTTATTTTATGTAAGTACCCTTTTATAAGCATTGTGTTATTTCCTTGATATAACCAGTTTGTTGCTTGGTAAATAATCCCTAAATGGTCTTGCATTGGGTCAGAGTAACTAATTAAAACTTTAACATCGGTATTCTTTCTTAACCAATCAAAAGTTTTGCCCAAAAAATAACTTTCACTATTCTTAGGTGCTTCATCAATAAGCCATAATCTTGTTAGCTCCAATACTTCATTATTTTGTAAATTTGGTGTGATAGATTTAACAGTTTGTCTGCCAACAGGAAAACCATATACTGCCACACCAATCAAAATTTCCCTATCAAATAACCCTATCGCATACCTGCAAGAAGTCCATTTATGTGAGTAATGGTTTTCTATTATTAGCTTTTTGGCTAAGTTTTTGTCTATTAAATCTATCGTATAATCCATAATTCATTTTTATTTTTATTTTCCCCACCGCACAAAAAAGAAAAGAAAAAGGTTCAGTTCTCCGAATGAGCATTTATGGTTTAAATCCGTACTACTGCTAACAGCGTATATAAGAAATGGCACAGAAACATTTGTGCTAAATTTCAACATTCTGCAAGTGCCACTTCTCATATACGCAAAACGTTATATTCAATATCAAAAATTTTATGAGTTTTTATATTTTTGAACCCAAACATCATAAGTTAATAAATTTTCAGATAACCATTTTTTAGCACCCTCCTGACGCTCTAAAATCTTTTCTTTAACACCCTTTATCTCAAATGAATCATCTAACATCATATCTATGAATATTCTTTCATGAGGATGCCAAAAACTATATCTTGTATCTCTATCTCGTTCTGAGATATAATTACAATAATCTTGATAATCCATTTTAACCGAGCATATGTCAGAAAATTTATTAACTATATCTTTCATATAGTCTTCGTATTCTTTTTGAAATTCTTTTTTCATTTGTATAAAATTTTTGATACTAAATATAACAAATGATAAACAACATTAAAACGATTTTTTATACGCAAACCGTTATGTGTAATAATTTTTACCCACCCACAATTAGGACTTTTTCAAATCATATTTCATTAAAATAGAATTTGTTGGTTCACCCCAAGCCCATTGTGGAATTCTTTTATAAAACATGCTCAAAAATAAATATTTATTTGATTGTCTATTTGGTTCTTCCATTTTTTCAAATTCATCAGCAAGTTCTTTAGCAATATTTTGGATTCTTTTATCACCATAATGTATATCAGATAATAAACCATCTTTTCTTGCTCTATTCATAAGTTGAATCCATATTTCTGTTTTAGGTTTAGGAAATTCACCAAAGCCAAAGTCACTTTCATTAATATCCTCGTTATGTGTAGATAAATTATCCAAAAACAATTGTAAAATTCTATTATCTTTTTCAGTTTTACCTTGATATGTATAATGATACATAGAATTACCCTCTACAAATTCACCAGTTTTTTTATCAAACATAATAAAACCTTTCCTCTTTCCATTATCATCCATAACCCAAAATCCAGGTGTTTCATAACCATCGTAATCCCCTATTTGTCCAATTACTCCATCAAAATCTTCATCTTTTGTTACTTTATTCATTTCACGTTTTTCATCATTCCATTTACCAACAGTATGAAGTGTTTTTATTAGACTAATAGGTTTTCCTTCTAAAAATGATAATTTACCTTTTAGTGATTCATTCAAGAATTGTTTCCAGTTCTTTACCCTGTTTATTTGTTCTCTCATTTCTTTTGACATAATTTTATCTTTATATATAAATAGTCAGAAATTAAATTTTAGTCCAAATCCCACCCACAAAATTACTACACATAACAAATGATAAACAACATTAAAACGATTGTTTATCATCGGACGTTATACAACATGCTCACTCTCGTATATATGTTGCACTTCTTCACCAGTTAAGTGATATGGGTGTGATTTATCTGGATAATATTTCCATAAATAACCAACCCAACTATCGTTCATGTCTTGTAAATTCTGTATGGATAGTTCGTGCCACCAATCTAAAGCACGTTGCATAACATCAGATATACCCAATTTGGGTGTTAGATGTTTATCCCACTCTTGTTTTTCTTTATTCATTTTATCTTAATTTTAAAGTTTCTACTATTTAATCCCAAACTGGGTATATCTGTATCCGTTATACACAATATTTTTTTAGCCACGCACTGAACCAAACTCAAACGGAAAATTATCCGAAAAATTAGCAACAAATTCAGCTTCAACATCTACAACACCTTTTTCACTTACACTTCCTCTATTAACAAATTCATCACTTTTTTGAAATTCATCAAGTTTAATTTTTAATTCTGTGATTATTTCAATCACCTTATTAAATATAAATTCAGTTGGTAAATCTTCTTCGATTTTTCTAAATATTCTAACAATAACTGGATGTGTTAATGTGGTAATATCTCCATTGTATTTTTCAATATTATCTAATAAATACAAAGTGGATAATTCACAAGCTAACGCTAAATTTCGTTTATTTTTAGCTTTATCCAAAAATTGTATATCATCCCATTTTTGGATTAACTTGTTGTCTTCTTTAAGTGCTTTTAATAATTCCATAATTTTTATTTTTTTTTTTACAAATATACTAATTTATTTTGTTAATGTCAACCCACCACACAAAAATACTGTGTATAACAAATGATAAATATAGTAGAAATTTTAAACATTCACACTTTTTTTGTGAGCATTAACATTGTTTTGATTATATTCAACAATACTTAAATCCATTTCAGGTTTACCCTCTAATAAAACATATTCACCCTTACCTTTTTGTTCTTTCCATTGTAGGTCAATTTCTTTTGGGTATATTTTGTTCCAAATAACGGTGGATTCTCTTCTTAATAATTCTTTCGATTTTTTATTTAGTGGGAATATATATCTAAATTGTTTACCTCTGATTCTACGGATACCCTTCAATTTCATGAAATCAGGGGTCATCCAAAATAACTTTTCTTTACCCAAAAACTCAGCATTTTCTTTTAATAAAACTTTTGAACTTCGTGGGTGTATCTTTTCCCCCAAAGGTGAAATATAGATATCAGTCCATATAAAGTTACCATAATAAAAATTATACCCTTGATAAACATACCCTACCTTACCTACGATACCATCTGCCCATGTATAAAGGAATTTCTTTTCAGGTAAATTCTTTTTCATCCATCTAACCACTTGAGCCAACATCTGTGATTCTGAATTTCTAGGCATGGAATCATCCATACACATTTTACCTATTTCGTAATAGTCTTCAGATTTTAAATTAGGGAATAACTTTTTAATGGTTTGTAATGGTTGAGTTCCCCAACCTAGAGTTACAACACCAACCAACTCATCTTTTAAAAAACAACCCAACCAATGTTTGGTTAATTTGGGCATAACTTTTGAGTAATGTCTTTCTTGTACAAAATCTATTGCTAAATTTTTCTCAATCTCCTTTATTTCAAAAAAATATTTCATCTTAAAAAGCTAATTCACCTATTTCATCACACTTAGGGCAAGAATACCATTTTTTAAATCTGTTGTCATAAACTTGTTTAGTTCCAGCACAACAATCGTATTCATTAGTATCACCTTTTTGTGGTCTTATTTCTTGATTATATAAACACTTAAGTGAGTTGTCAATAATGTAAGCATATCTATGTTTTCTTGTTCTAGGAATCCACACACCTTGAACTTCTTTTGTTGAACCCCTAGGGTTAACCTTACCGTCCCATCTAAAGAAATCTGATTTCTTATCTGTTAAACCATAGTATGTGAAATTACAAACTTGGTAAATGCTACCACTATGTCTACTATCATCAGCTAACGTAATAACTGCCCTAATACCTTCTTTCTTTAATAATCTAATACTACCACCCAAAAGATAAGAAGTTGCGTTAGTTCCGTTTAAATCAGGTAATACACAAAGTCTACTAAGTTCCAAAACAGTTTGGTCATCATTAGATAAACCGAACCAACCTTTTAATGCAACATTACCTTGTGGATTAGAGAAAGTAGCAACACCAACAATCTCTTCATTTTCTTTGTTAATTACAGCATAAGAATATTTAGCAAAAAATTTAGCCTCACCTAAATAGTGGTAAGTTTTAACAAAATCGTAAGCTTCTTTTTTGGTTACTTCTTTTAAGTAGAAAATGTCTTTAGCCTTAAGTTCTCTGTTGATGAACTTCTGTATTTTCTCTGTGTTCATAATTTTTAATTCGTGGAAACCCACAAATCTTTAGTTTGTGGGAGGAAACGAATTACTTTTCCTTCTTTAAGTTTTAATTAATAATTTAAATATAATAATTATTTTATCTAAAAACAAGTTTTTTTAGACTTTTCCTATATTTATATATAGGGAATTATGATATTAACACAAAAATATAAACTTAAATTAAATGATGAAGATAGATTTATTATAGATAAATTATCATACCATTCGGCTCGTTTATATAATACTTGTGTTTATAATATTAGACAATATTATTTTGATAATAATTCGTATTTAAATTATGTTGATCAGTATCATTTAATTAAAGATGATATTAATTATAAATTACTTATAACTGATTCCTCACAACAAACCCATAGATTGGTTGATAGAAATTTTAAATCATTTTTCTCATTACTTAAATTAAAACAAAAGGGTAAATATTCTAGTACAGTTAATATTCCATCTTATTTAGATAAAGAATCGGGATGGTCAGTATTAGTCGCTGGTAGAAGTTCTAGAGTTAAAGATGGTAAAATATATATGGGTCTTAGTAAACAATTTAGAGAAGAATACGGTATATCAAAGCGTGATGTTGTATTTAACCTACCGAAAAATATTAAGACCAATAGATTACAACAATTACAGATTAAACCAATTTATGGTGGTAAAGAATATGAATTAATTATTACTTATGTTGGTAAAAATAATATAAAAAAAATAAATCATAATAATATTTTAAGTATTGATTGTGGTTTAGATAATCTTTTAACATCTTATAATACTAAAAATAAAACATCATTTATTATAGATGGTAAACCACTTAAATCAGTAAACCATTATTATAATAAACAAAAAGCCAGATTACAAAATGAATATGAAAAAAATAAAATCAAAGATAAAAACACAAAAAAATTTATTAAATTAAGTGAATATAGAAAAAATTATATAAATAACTACTTTAATCAGAGTGTGAATAAAATAGTTAAATATTGTATTAATAATGATATTGGTACAATAGTTATAGGTGATTTTAAAAGTATAAAGAATGAAATTAATATGGGTAAAGTAAATAATCAGAACTTTGTTTCGGTACCATTCGGAATTTTAAAAAGAAAATTAGAAACAAAATGTGAATATTACGGAATTAATTATGTTTTACAAGAGGAAAGTTACACAAGCAAATGCTCCTCATTAGATTTAGAACCTATAAGTAAAAAAGATAATTATTTAGGTAGACGAATTAAACGAGGTTTATTTAAAACAAAAGAAGGTAAATTAATTAATGCTGATGTGAATGGTGCTTGTAATATATTAAGAAAATATAAAAGTAAATCTGATGGAGATTTATCTCTTACGGATGTAAGCGGTGTTATAAACCACCCAGTTAGGGTTAATCCTACAAAACCCATTGGTCTTTAGCCAATGGGTGGTTTATATAAATTATTATTGTGTAAAACTTCCTTTTCTTTTTCTAAAGCTATTTCATATAATCTATGTAACTCAAAGTGTTTATATTCTGAGTTCCCAATCATTTTATTAACTCTAGTATACAATCTTTCTTGAATACCCAATTCAATGGATTTAAAAACAATTTCTTCAATTCTAGACATTTTAATAATAATTTAACTACAAATAAATATCAATTAATTACATAAAAAAAGGGAGATTTCTCTCCCTTTAAAAATTTAGGTGTCAGAATGGTGATCTTACTATTGTTTTCAGTGGGGTACTAACCCACCCTATAATTATTAACCCATTCAAGTTCGGGTGTCTTTGATTTAATTGAGACAAATCCAACTATCATTTTCACTTGTGATAATCAAGAGGTATGTTTTACAACCTTAAGTGTGGGTGTTTCCCACGTTTAAACTCTCCTATGGTTGCCAATTTATAATTTATTTTGAGGTAAATTGGTAAAACCTCTGATCGTTCTTACAAGTTTTTTAGAAAAATTTGCGGAAACCATTCTTCTGTCGGACTTAAAGAGAGTTCGTTCACCCCCAATCCAGTACACCTTTAATTTTGTGTGGTAACGGAATCGTTTTGATATATTTACCTAACCGTGAGTGGTCCTCGGCCTTCACCTTTACACCCTTGTAGTTAGGGGGTTTATCACTCCCTTCTTTCTCGAAATTATAGCTTGTTTTTTTAAATTTGCTGCAATTATTCCTTAATACCACAATATTTCAAAGAACTTTAACAGTTTAGATACCGAGTATCTTTCATCACCTATAGGTTCTAAACTGTAACAGGTTCGTAACGTTCTGAATTAACAGTCTCGTTCATAATGTTGATAGGTGTTAAGCTATCAGGGTTAGACAAGACTGATTTCAGGATTGATGGTGAGAAACCACTAATTAAAGCTGTTCCTTCATCATCAAATCTTGCTGGGAAGTTACCCCCATTGGCGTGTAAATTCCAGAAAATAATTCCAGGTTTTACATAACCAGCTTCAGCGTACATCTCATCAATCATTGACAAGGCTGAATGTTCTCTTCTTCCTGTCGCGACATCAAATTCCATGTCACTCATAACCAATAACATTGTAGGCATCTCCTCTTGTGGGATGTTAAATTAAACTGCCTGATTCAAAATAGTTTTGAATGCTGAGTATAAATTTGTTGACATACCCCAATCAGCTCTAGCTAATTGGTTATATCTATCACTCAAAGGTCCCAATAACTTTTGGATTTGAGGGGTAGAAGAAAATGTCATAAACATATCCTTAAATGAACCCTCATTTCTTTCTGAGATATACATACCCAAAGAAATAGCCACCTCCATACATGTAAGGTTAGGGTTACCTCCAACAGTACATGCCATTGAACCTGAAACGTCAACCATCGGAAGGATTAGTTCGTTAGAACCTTCCATCCAATTAGGAAGAGCTTTCCATTGTTCGTTAGCCAAATCTTTATTACTACCAAATCTAAGGTTTTTAGTAATATCGTAAGGATAGAGGGCTCCGGCGTTAATCTTCACTTCACCTTTTTTCAAAGATTCAATGAATGATTTAAATCTTTCACTATCATTACGACCAAAAGCTTTGGTGTATCTTGACATAGCCAAAGAAGGTGTCTTTGGGTACTCAATCTCTTCCCATCTTTTTGAACACATTTTTTGTTCAACAGTTTTAGATAGAGAAACAACCATCTTTCTTAACTCTTTAGGTGTAACCTTTAGGGCTTTACGTACTTTGTTAAATACCAAACCCTTTCTTGGCATCCACTTTGAAACCAAAGAGGCTGTTTCAGGGTTTCTTAACCCATGTACAAGAAGTGTGACGACATCGTTTTCCAATTCAGTCCCGAATAGAACATGAACGTCATCCCATCTTCCGTACTCAGGGATTAAGTCAAGATTAGTCTTAACTGTTTGTGGATAGTTTTGTGCCAAATAAGACATAACATCTCTAAAGATTTGTCTTTCACCAGCACCCTCTCTAATATCCCTAGACCAAAAAAGAATTCTCATCGCAGTTCTAGGGTCTTCATTGAAGGCCTTTGAAAATAAGGACACAACTCTATCTTTACCTTTACCTCTCATCGCTCCGATAGAGAAAAAGAGATTAACACACTCATTCAATGATGATGAATTTGTAGTCATACCATTTTTAGTGGTTACATTCTCAGTTTGTAAAGCTTCAGTTAATCGTGACATAATCGTTAATTTTATTTCTTTCTTTTAAAACAGTCCTCAATATTACTACCTATTTTCTTATTTGTCAATACACTGACCTAAAAAATCCTTTATTTTTTGACGTATTTTCTAATTAAATTAAATATTTCTTTAATATCTGTAAAGTCTGAAACCGGTGAGTCATTTCTTCCCGGTAAAAACATTACAGTAAACCCATGATTTGCTTGAAACGTTTCAGTCACTCTTTTTCCACAGATTTCATCAATATAAACCCAAGGAAAGTTTCCCGATAGTTTTACATCTATTCCTATTTTTTTAAGCCTTTCAATAAAAACACCTAGTTTATCTGTACTTATTTGTGTATTACTTTTTGTTTCCATTGTATATATTCCAAATTTTGATTCTACTTTCATTTTACAAAGATAAAAATTAGTTTTTATTTTCAATAACCCATCTAACCACTTCTTCCCTTGTTAAACCCATTAACTTACCATTTTTATTATTGAAATCTTCACAAAACTTTTCCCC